GGAGTGTCGGCAACGTCGGGTTCGACGACTGCGAAAGTCTTGCTAGATCAGCCCAGTCAGGTCTTGGCTGGTGACATGGTGCTCAGCACTGACTACCAAGTCACCGCCAAGGCTTCTGACTTTGGGACACTGCTGGCAGGGGCCAGCATGACTGTTGATTCAGTCGATTACACCGTCAGAGAGACCCGTCTTGTAGGCGATGGGTTGATCTGTGAAATCTCGCTGCAGAAAACCTGATGGCCATTCAAAAGGTTGACAGTCGAGCAGGATGGGCAGCGAGGAATCCACTGCTGCTGTCAGGTGAAATTGGCCTTGAGAAAGAGACTGGCAATCAAAAGATCGGCAATGGCCGCCAACAGTGGAACAATCTTCAGTATTTCGGCAGCCCTGGCTACTGGGCTGAGTTCGCAAGCGATACAGACCAAACGGCAACAGCAAACACCCCAACAGAAATCACGTTCAACAGAGCGAACGAGCATAACCATGGTGTGAAGGTTATTTCTGATAGCAGGCTGACGGTTGAGTATCCAGGCGTTTACGTTTTTGAAGTCATGCTGCAGCTACAGAATGACGACACGCAAATTCACGACGTGCATTTCTGGCTAAGGAAAAACAACGCTGGTGACGCAGGCAACTTAGCTTTGACAGGGAGCACAGCCAGTGTCATTGAAAGCCATGGCGGTGTGCCAGGCGCTAACAACTTGCTGCTTGACCATACGTTGAAGTTGGCTGGCGACGATTACATTCAAATCATGTGGGCTCCCTCGGACGCGGATATTTCACTGAAAGCAGGAGCTGCAGCTTCTAGCCCTTATGTCAGACCGTCACGGCCTAGCGTGGTTTGCAACGTGTTTCAGATCGCAGGGGCTTAGTCATGACGACACTGCGCGAGAACATCCTGGATGACATCGTTAGCAGCCTGACTGGCACGACTGACGTTGGTACGCGCATCTACAGAAGCCGAGTGGTGCCGTTGCAGCGTGGTGAGAGCCCCGCATTAGTTGTTGAAGCAATCAGCGATACGCCTGAACAGAACACCAGCCTGCCGACTCTGGACTGGACGCTCACGGTGCGTGTTTCTGTGATCGTGCGTGGTGACAAGCCTGATGAGGTTGCAGACCCGATTGTTGAGAGCCTGCACAGCAAAATCATGGCGGACCTGACGCTCGGCGGTTATGCAATCGACGTGCAGCCAGGAACGACAACGTTTGAGATGGTTGACGCTGATCAGCCAGCTGGTGTGATTGGTGTTGAGTATTTAGTGCGCTATCGCACCCGTCTCGCTGACCTGACTCAAGGCCCGTGACTATTATGGGTTTTGATAGTCAACTTCCTGTTCTCAACTGAGGTCTTGACCGATGGCACTTAGAACGAGTCAACGCCTTTTGTTGGCGAAGATTGAAAGCAGCTATGGCACCGATCCCACGCCGTCGGGATCAGCCAACGCGATCTTAGTCCGCAGCCTTGAGATCAGCCCTTTCCAGTCTGACGTTGTTGAACGTGAGCTGATTCGTGGTTACATGGGCAACTACGAGACTTTGCACGCCAACCAAAGAGTCGAGGTGACTTTTGAGGTTGAGATGGTTGGCTCTGGTGCTGCAGGCACAGCTCCTGCATGGGGGCCAATCATGAAGGCTTGCGGCAACAGTGAGACTGTTGCAAGCAGCACCTCTGTCACCTATGCCCCGGTGAGCAGCTCGTTCAGCTCAGTCACCTTGTACTACTACACCGACGGCGTGCGCCATAAGGTGACTGGTGCTCGTGGCTCGTTCTCGATCAGTGCTGAGATCGGCTCAATCCCGACCATCAGCTTCACGATGATCGGCATTTACAACGCACCGGACGACAGCGCCAACCCCACGCCGACTTATGCAAACCAGGCCAAGCCTGTGTTGTTTAAGAACGGCAACACCACCAGCCAACAGCTGTTCAGCTATGCCGGCGCTGTGCAGTCATTCAGCTTCGATCAGAACAATCAGACCGTTTACCGCGAGTTGGTAGGCGGCACTAAAGAGGTTTTGATTACTGACCGTCGCCCTGGTGGCAGCATCGTGCTTGAGGCCGTGGCAATGGGCACCAAGAACTATTTCACTGCAATCACTGGCACGGCTACAGGTAATAACACGTTCCAGCACGGTCAGACCGCTGGGAACAAGTTTACGTTTAGCGCAGCTCAGACTGATTTGTCTTCTGTCAGCTACTCAGATTCTGATGGGATTCAGATGCTGAACTTTGACTACACAGCCACACCAACAACAGCAGGCAACAACGAATACTCGATTGTTTTAACTTAATGCGCTAGTTTTGGGGTGAATTATTCCTTTTATGGGATTCGTCCTCAAAAAGTCCAACACCTACAAGTGGCCCGTTTCTGTGGATGTCCCTGTTGATGGGGGCAAACACGAGCGGGTCACTTTTGATGTTGAGTTCAGAGACCTTACGCAAAGCCGCCTGCTGGAAATTGCTGAGTTGAGCGGTGAAGGCAATTTGTCTGACGTTGAGATTGCCCGCGAGGTGATGTCAGGCTGGGCAGGTGTCGAGGATGAGGACGGCAAAGAGCTGCCCTACAGCATCACCAAGCGTGACGAGCTGCTTGATGTGCCGATGATGGCAAGCGCGATTGCTGGCGCTTATTTGGAGAGCAAGCAGGGAGCCAAGAGAAAAAACTAGAGGAGGCCGTTGAGTATCTATTCAGCGGCCCTGATGACAAGTCTGACCTGATGGCTGATGCCAAGGCTTTTGGCTTGGCGTTACCTGAGCCTGATGCCCCTGAAGATTTTGAGGTGTGGCCTGATAACTGGCCTGCTGTTGAGATGTTCTTGCGTTGTCAGACGCAATGGCGCACAACGTCTGCAGGCGTTTGTGGGCTGGACTATTCAGCTGTTGAATGGCTGTTTAGACTGTATGAAGTCGAGGACCAGCCGACCGTGCTTGAGAATTTGCAGGTCATGGAGGCTGCGGCGGTCAAGATCCTGAACAAGGAGAGCAAGTAAATGGCTGCCAAGTTTGGTCTGTTAATCGACGCCAAAACCAAGGGCGAGAACAACATCAAGCGCCTCGGCAACTCCATGCAGGGAGTTGAAGGCAAGGCCAAGAACCTTGGCATGGCTGTGCGTGGCGTCGGTGCAGCCTTCAAAGGATTTTTTGCGATCGCTGCGGTCGGCGGAATTGTCGCCCTTGGCAAAAGCGCGATTGATACTGCTGACGCATTTGGCAAGCTGAGCACCAGGACAGGTATTGCCGCTGACAAGCTGTTGGCGTATGTCAACGCTGGCAAGCTCGCTGACGTTAGCCAAAGCGATCTTGAGACAGGTCTTAGGACCTTGGCACGCACGCAGGTTGAAGCGTCAGAAGGCGTTAAGACTTACGCAGACGCATACGCAAAACTGGGCGTCACGGTCAAGAACCAAGACGGCACGCTCAAGGACTCTGACCAGCTGCTTTCTGACATTGCAGATCGGTTCCAAGATCTGCCAAACGGTCCTGAAAAAGCGGCTGTTGCAATGGACATCTTTGGCCGCTCTGGTCAAAAGATGATCACGTTGCTCAACGGCGGTTCAGAAGCTCTTGACGAGTTTGGGTACAACTTGAGCGATAGTTTTGCAAAAAACTCAGAGGAGTTTAACGACAACCTTACTAAAGTTGGGATTGAGCTTGACAGGCTCAAGATGCAGATCCTCGATGATTTGCTGCCTACGCTGATCGACTTGTCTGAAACGTTTATTGATATCACTAAGAGTATTAGAGATGCCACTGATGCGTTTGCCAAGTTCTTTGGCATTGGCGATGAAGCCATGATTGCAAAAAATACAGTTCAAATTAACGCTCTTAATAAAAACATTGCCAGGACAAAAAGGCTTTTGGCAGAGCAAAGAGAAGAAGCAGCAGCAGGCGGTCCTCTTTTTGGGATCCGCACGGGTCAAATAGAGAAAACAGAGCGACTACTTGCAGAGTTTGAGAGGAAGCGTCAGAAGCTTCGTGATGAAATAAATGCTGCGACTGATCCAGTCACTGTTGAGCCAACTACTGAGCGGCCTCGTTCTAGGTTTTTGTCTCTTGATCCTGATCCTGAGAAATCTAAGATTAAATACTTGCCAGAGATGAGCGGTGAAGATTTTGCTGCCATGATCGAAGAAGAGATAAGGCTTGAGGAGGAAAGGGAAAGCGTTTTGCGCGGCATCGGTGCCGTGAAAGCCATGGAGCTAAATCAAGCGGATCAGCTGATTGAAAAAACTGACAAGTACAAAATCACCCTTGGGCAAGTCAAAGACGTGCTTGCCAATCAAATGACCAGCGCGATTGAGGGTTTGATTGACGGCACTAAGACTCTTGGCGAATCGCTGTCAGGCATCCTTAGGCAGCTTGGCAGCATGTTCTTGCAGTTTGGAATAAAGAGCCTTGTCGGCGGGCTCTTCCCAAGCGCAAAAGGCAACGTGTTTGCTCAAAACAAAATCGTTCCGTTTGCCTATGGCGGCGTTGTCAATAAGCCCACGCTCTTCCCAATGGCGAATGGCATGGGTCTCATGGGTGAGGCAGGCCCTGAGGCGGTCATGCCATTGCGCAGAGGTCGCGGTGGTCGCTTAGGTGTTGAAGCATCGGGTGCCAGCAATAACATTGTTGTGAACGTCGATGCTTCTGGAACGCAGGCCCAGGGTGATGAGCCCAATGCAAAAGCCCTGGGTTCTGCTATTGGCGCAGCAGTACAGGCAGAATTGATCAAGCAGCGCCGACCTGGCGGTTTACTCGCAACCTGATGGCTACTTTTCCAAGTCTTGATCCCGACTTTGGCGCTGCAAAGAAAGCGCAGCCAAGAGTGCGCGTGTCGCAGTTTGGCTCAGGGTATTCACAGCGCACTGTTTTTGGGATCAATCAAGATCCAAAAGTTTGGACATTGACGTGGGAAAACAGAAGCGAGACAGACACAAATACGATTGAGGATTTCCTAGAGGCACGGGCTGGGCAAGAGGCGTTTGACTGGTCTCCGCCAGACGACTCCTCAACATACAAATGGATTTGCAGAGAATGGGATAAGCAACTTCCTTACCCTAATTTGTTCACCATCACTGCGACGTTTGAACAGGTATTTGAAGCATGAGTACTCCGCAGTCGATTCAAGAGCAACTGCAATCGCTGGAGCCTTCAGCAATTATTGAGCTGTTTCAGCTTGAGCTGACTTCTGCTGTCAATGGTATTGACGATACGTTGTACTATCACGCCGGAACAAACGAGTTGTCAGCGGATGTTGTCTTCAACGGGATTACTTACGCCGCTTTCCCGATTGAAGTTGACGGGTTTGAGGTGACAACCAAGGGGACGTTGCCGCGTCCGAGTATGCGAGTTGCAAACGCCAACAGCTCCATCTCAACACTGCTGGTTTTGTATAACCCTTTGCAGGCAAAGGTGACACGGATCAGAACCTGCAAGAAATTTTTGGATGCAGTCAACTTTACGGGCGGGACGAATGCAACGGCTGATCCAACCGCAAAGTTTGAGGACGAGATCTGGTATATCGACCGCGTTGCAAACGAAAACCCGCAGCTGGTTGAGTTTGAGCTTGTCAGCAAGCTTGACCTAACTAACTTGCGTTTGCCTCGTCGTCAGGTTGTTGAGCATTGCCAGTGGGAGTATCGCGGACCGTTCTGCGGTTACACCGGCAGCAGCTGCTTTGATCTGAACGACAACCCGACATCAGCAGCAAACGACAAATGCGCGAAGAAGATTTCCAGCTGTGAAAAGCGGTTCACCTCTGGTGATCTGCCATTCGGAGGATTCCCTGGTGCAAGACTTCAAATCTGACGCAAAGCAGCACGCACTGCAGCAGGCACCGAAAGAAGCCTGCGGCGTTTTAGTCAACGGTCAGTATTGGCGTTGTCGAAACATTGCTGACGACCCAGAACAGGATTTTGTCATCAACCCTTCTGACTACGCAGCTGCTGCGTTGTTTGGAGCGGTGGAAGCCGTCGTTCATTCGCACCCGATGGGTGGTCACGCCAGTCAAGCTGACATCAAGGCTTGTAATGGAACGAAAGTTCCGTGGTACATCTATTCAATGCCTGAGGACCAATGGTCAACTATCAATCCTTGCTAGGCAGGCAATGGAACTATGGGGTGTGCGACTGCTTCACGCTGGTGCGTGACTATTTTGCGCTAGAGGGCGTCCGGTTGCCGGACTTTGCACGGCCTGAGGATTTAGAAACGTGCGACAGCATTTTTCTGGAGCAAGCGGAGCGTGTCGGCTTTGTGCGGGTTGATTTTGCTAGTCGCTTGCCTGGCGATCTTTTGGTCCTGAAGTTAGGGACGAAGGCCCCAATGCATGGCGCAATCTTGTTGTCAGACGAACGAATCTTGCACCAGCGCCAAGACTCCCTAAGTGCAATCGAACCATTCGGGCGATACTATGCTTCTAGGGTCGCAGCGGTCTTTCGCTATGCAGCAGACCGTTCGGCTGCTAGGTGAACTGGGGGAACGGTACGGCGCAGAGCACCAGTACCACAATCTGCAGTCGCCTGCTCAGGCGCTGAAACTGCTGTGCATCAACTTCCCAAAGCTGCAGGATGAACTGACCCATGCCCACGAGCAGGGCATTGGATACAAAGTGATTCAGGCAGGTTTAGAGCTGGACTATGACGACCTGGCTCTGCCGTTTGGCAAGAACGATTTAATCTTGACGCCTGTCATTACAGGTAGTGGCGGTGCAGGGCGGATATTGGCTGGCGCTGGATTGATTGCCGCGTCATTTTTGTTTCCTGGTGCTGGATTGTTTGGAGCGGGCAAAGGCATTGCTGCATTCGCTGGCGTGTCTGCAAAGGTCGGCACAGCAATTAGTGCCATTGGTGCGGGCTTAGTGCTGGGCGGCGTCTCTGAAATTATTTCACCGCAGCCCCAGCTAGGCTCATTTGACGGCTTTGATGGATCGCAGCGGTTTAATAACCTTGCCATTGGTGATCGGCAAGTTGGCGTTAGTGCTGGTCAGTCTTATGCCTACAACGGCCCTGCCAATGTCGTTGGCGTTGGAACGACTATCCCCGTTGCCTATGGCACGGTGCTAGTTGGCGGCGCGCTGTTGTCCGCACGAATTGAGGTTACAAATACCGGCTCTGATCCTGACAACGATGATGTTCTCAACTCTTCTGTCTTGACCCCTGGCCCAGGCACCATGAGGGTTGCTGGGGAAAAACTTACAACAGAGTTTGTGGAGGTCGGCGGCGGTGAGCTACAGCTGAGTGAAATCCTTATTACAGATAGCAATCAGAACAATAATAAAAGACATTTCAACACAACAATCCCCCTTGTCAAAGGACAAGAGCAGCTGTTTGAAATTCCAGAATACCGAACCAATCAAAAAGACAAGATTGACATCATCTTCCGGCTTCAGGATGGTTTGTTCAATCGCATCGGCGGAGCTAATTCAACCAAAACGGTTGGCAGCATTACTTATGACATAGAGGTGTTTACAAAAAGGGTTGAAGATGCCAAAAGGATTCACTTCTCGCGCACAACGATTTCAGGGCTTATCAACGCAACTGATTTCAACGCGGATCTGGCAACTCGTCAAAACCAAAAATACAGATACAGGCACCGAGTCAAAGGTATAGGTGTAGACAATGAGGAAAAGTTCTTCGTCAAGGTTACGATCCACGACTTTGAGGCTTTCCTTGGGGACACCCGTCCACCCAGCCTGAAAGTCCATGCCGTCGGACTTAACATGTAGCCATGCCTCTTAATTCAACGTCTGTTATCAAGCTGGTTGACCTTCTCTGCGAGGGTCCGATTGGTGGTCTTGAGCAAGGCCAAGAAGGCATCTTCCTGAATGAAACTGCTGTTAAAAACGGGGACTTTTTTAACTTTGGCAATAAGAACGTTGGAGCGGAGCTTGTAAAAGGTGCAGCCACTCAACGCAGGCTTGATCAATTCAACGATGGCGTCTCCAATATCATTGCTGTCAATGCTGAGGTTGGTGAAAACTACAGAGAAGACACAGACGCAAACAACGCAGTAGTTGACCGCCACTATGGCGAAGGGCGTGACGTTCGAGCAATTACAGACACGGATGTTGAAGAGTTTCAGCTGTTATTCACTATTCCGCGCCTGTTCTCAACCTCAATGGAGGGCCTTTCCAGGGGCCAACTGTTTAATGCACAAATTGTGCTTGATGTTTCTGTTCAGTCGCAGGGCAGCGCATTTAACGTTGTCTACGACAAAAAGATTGCCGGAATTGCACTGTCAGACTACCAATTTATTACGCCAAAAATTAAGCTAACTGGCACAGGGCCTTGGAACATCAGGGTCAGAAAATATCCAGACCCTGCGGATCAAAGCGAAGAAAGTTTTGAGGTCAAGTTCACAAACTTTGTAGATATTCCTGAAACCACGCCCCTCGCCAATGGTCGCGGCAATCAGCTGATTTGGACGAGCATCATTGAGCACCAGCCATTGCGTCTGAACTATCGCTATGCAGCGATGGTTGGTCTTGACTTGTCTACTGTTCAGTTTGAAAGCCTGCCAAGTCGCGCATACAAAATTAGGGGCAAGGAGATTGCTGTCCCTTCAAATGCTGTTTTGCGAGAAGACGGCAGCCTTGACCTGCAAGGCAGTTTTGATGGAACGACGAAACTTGCATTCAGTTCTTGCCCTGTTTGCTGTTTCCGCGATATGCTCGTCAATGCCCGTTATGGGGCGGGCGACTTTGTAGACGAAACTCAAGTCAGCTGGGTCGATCTTTACCCGCTGATTCAGTATTCAAACCAGCTCGTTACCAATCCAGACGGAACACAAGAGCCACGCTTTTCGTGCAACACCGTCATTGGCGGTCAGGCTTCTGCGTTCAACGTTCTGCAGGATCTCGCCAGCGTGTTTCGCGGGATGCTGTTTTGGCGAAACAACGCGATTGAGGCAACCGCTGATCACGGCAATCTTGACGGCACAAACGTCTCCCCTGTCCATCTGTATTCCAACAGCAACGTCATCAATGGGGCGTTCAACTATTCAGGCAGTTCCCTGAAAACACGCAGCACCAGCATCCGTGTTCGTTACAACGACCCAGACAACTTCTATAAGCCGAACGTTGTTGTTGTCGAAGACTCTGATCTGATCAGCAAGTATGGCTATCAGGTCAAAGACATTGTTGGCTTTGGCATCACGTCCAAGTATCAAGCGCAGCGCCTGGGCCGTTGGATGATGGCTTCAGAGGAGCTTGACGGTGAAGTTGTCAGCTTCAGCACTGGTTTGCAGGGTGCTGTTGTTTTGCCTGGTCAGGTCTTTGCGGTTGCAGATGAGATGCGTGCTGGAGCGCGTCTTTCTGGTCGGGTTGCAAGTGCAACAACAACAGCAATCACAACCGATCAGACCATCACGCTGACTGGCACTGGCTTGAAGCTGACTTGCACGCTAGCTGACGGCACTGTTGAGACCAAGGATGTTTCGTCAACTTCTGGCGCAGTAATCAACACCAGCGCCTTCAGTTCTGCGCCCCTTGCTCAGTCTGTTTGGTCGCTGAGTTCAGACGCTGTTGCCGAGCAGAAGTATCGCTGCATTTCTGTTGCTGATGGTGGTGAAGGTCAATATGCAATCACTGGCGTTGAATTCAACGACAGCATCTACAGCACTGCTGACACAGGCGGCGATCTGATCTTTCGTGATGTCAGCCTGTTCAACGATGTTCCTGCTGTTCCGGCAAACCTCCAGCTGTCAGGGCGTGAAGTACGGATCAACAACAACACCGTCAACCGCGTTATTGCTTCATGGGAGCGTGGCACTGCTGCCAATACTGTTTCCTACGAAATCCGCTACAAGGTCGCTGGCGGCAACTTCGTTACTGCTCAAGCAAGTGGCACAACGTTTGAGATCGACAGCGTGCCAACAGGCACTGAGGTTACTTTTGAGATCAGGGCAGTTAGCGGTGTTGATTCAAGTAAGAAATCACCTTATGTCTCTGCGTCGTTCTTCGTTCCATATGAAGGCATCAACGCTGTTGGCACTGGAGCGGATGCCGTCATCATCCCGCCAACTCCCACGGATGTGACCATTCAGGCGACTGGCAACGATCAAGCGATTTTGCGTTGGGATATTCCTGGCACGGCTCAGAACACTGACGAGTTTGTGGCTGTCATCCGCCACGCTCCACAGACAGATGGAACGGGTGAATGGGCGAATAGCACGCTGTTACGCCGCGTCAAGGCAAAAACGAACTATGCGTTGCTGCCTTTGATTGAAGGCGAGTATCTGGTCAAGTTTGAGAACAACCAAGCGCAGCGCAGCAGCATTGCTCGCAGTGCAGTGCTGGATCTGCCAAACCCAGTTCCACGGCTCAACATCCAGACACGCCGCGAGGACACTGACTCACCACCGTTCCAAGGCGACAAGGTTGATGTTTTCTATAACTCTGACTATGACGCGCTGATCCTTGACGGTGACCAAAAGTTTGACGACGTAACGGACGTTGATGCGCTTGCTGACTTTGACTTCATCGGCGACCTGCTGAGCTTTGGGGAGTATTTCTTCAACTCGGTTCTGGACCTTGGTGGCGTGTTCAACGTCTTGTTTGAACGCACGCTTTCGACCAGGGGCCTGTATCCGGCAAGCTCCATCGACAAACGCAATGAGCTGATTGACCGCTGGACTGACTTTGATGGTGCGTTGGCTGATGACACAACGGCCAACCTGTATTTCCGCACCAGCAACCAAGCGGTGACAGATGACGAGATGCTGCTGGAAGATGCCGATTTCTTCTTGCTGGAGGATGGCGACAAGATCCAGATGGAATCGTCAATCACCTTTGGCGAGTGGGTGCCGATGGAGTCGGGTCGTTATACCGGCAGGCAGTTCCAGTTCAAGGCTGAGCTGCAATCGTTCCACAGTGACCAAACGCCGCTTGTTGATGAGCTGGGCTATGTGATGCAGCTTGAATCACGGACTGAAAGCAGCGCGACGATTGCATCTGGAGCGGGAGCAAAAGCCGTTACTTTCACAAATGCCTTCTATCAAACGCCCAACGTAGGCATTACGGCTTTCAATCTTGCGACAGGGGATTACTATGAGGTGACATCGACTTCCCGCACTGGATTCACGGTGACTTTCCGCAACAGCTCTAACACTGCTGTGGATCGCAACTTCCAGTACCAAGCAGTCGGCCACGGCACTGAGCAGTAATGGCAACCCACGATTACATCATTGCTAATGCGTCTGGCGCGGCAGTCCGCTCTGACCTGAACAACGCGCTTGCGGCGATCGTCAGTCAAAACAGCAGTTCGTCAGAGCCCAGTACGACTTATGCGTATCAGTTATGGGCAGACACGGCGAACAACGTTCTAAAGATCCGCAACTCGGCCAATAGTGGCTGGAACGCGTTTGCGGCGTTGAACGACACTGCGTTTAGGATCAGCTCAACGGGACAGGTTGGAATCGGCGTAACACCTGCCAGCAACACTGATCTAGACGTTTCTGGGACGATTGCACAGAACGTCGTCGCGATGGCAGCGTTGGATGTTGATTGCTCGACGGGAAACTATTTCACCAAGACGATCAACGCAAATAGCACGTTCACGTTTTCAAACGTTCCATCAAGCCGCGCTTATTCGTTTGTGCTTGAACTGACCCATACATCTGGAACGGTGACGTGGCCGAGTTCAGTTAAGTTCCCTGCAGATACGAGCCCGACCTTAACGACGGGCAAGACACATCTCTTCGTCTTTGAAACTAATGACGGCGGCACCCGATTCCGTGGTGCGGCACTTGTTGATTACGTCAACTGATAGAACATGACTGTTAATTCACAACGACTGCTGCTTGCTGCTGCTGGAGCGGGTGGTGCTGCTGCTGCAGGCTTATACGTCGATGACGTGTTCAGTTGTTTCCTGTATGAGGGGAATGACAGCACGCAAACGATTACAAATGGAATTGATTTAAGCGGTGAGGGCGGACTGGTTTGGACAAAACCTAGAACTGCTTCGGCCTTTAATGACCATATCCTTGTTGACAGTGAAAGGGGTAATAATTTTATAAAAACCAATTCTACTGACGCAAACAACGCAATAGCTTCATTTAATTTTTCATCTACAGGATATACGGTTCCAAACAACTTAAGGGTTAATGACGGCAGCGATATCTTCGGAAACGCAGAAAAATACGTCTCTTGGACCTTTCGCAAAGCGCCAGGATTTTTTGATGTTGTAACTTGGAGCGGCGACAATACAGTTGGGCGTCAAATTAGCCACAACTTAGGGTCAACACCTGGCATGATTTGGATAAAAATTCAAAATAGCACTTATGAATGGGTTGTTTATCATCGATCACAAGGCGCATCTAAGTACGGTTTTCTTAACTCAGACGATGCGTTTGGCACCGCCTCAGGAGACAATAACTACTTTAATATCACAGAACCTACCAGCACACATTTTACAGTTGGTACGTCTAACTCTACTGCCCGCCTTCGTGTCAATGATTTTGGGTCAACATACGTCGCTTATGTTTTTGCCCACGACGATCAATCGTTTGGCACGGATAGCGACGAGGCGATTATTAAATGTGATGGCTATACGGGCAATGGCACGTCAGGCAATGAAATTAACGTAGGCTTCGAGC